CCATCACCTCCGCGATCAACACTCGTTCCCTACACGACGCTCTTCCGATCTAATTATAGAATAGAGGTGTGGTAAGGAAATATTAATTAATAACTAAGGAGAAATAAAATGAAAAAAGTTTACACAAAAACAAATATTTTTAACATAGGTTATGATTTAGATGGATTGCCAATTAAAGAAGAAATACATTATGTTGTAGTTAAAACGGAAGATGAAAAACTTTTAAAGTCTAATGTTTTTTACAGAGATGAAAAAGAAGCAAAAATGCTTGCAGCTGAATATCGTTCAGGTAAAATTGATCTTCTCGATAATTTTCACTATTTCTCAGAAGGTTACTCTGATTGGTACTAAAACTTGACACTCGGTACAGTTTCTATACAATAGAGACTGTACCAACTAAACAACAAGGAGAAAATGTCTTGAACTCTCAGTACAAAGACGTAGAGTACGTCATCATTGCAAACACCTCGAAAGGACATCACGAAGCTGTGATGTTCTTTGAGGATCTTCACGAAGCGCAAAGTTACAAAAATGTTTTGGACTCTGCTGTCTACACAATAGTTCGTAGAACTACCACAATTAACGATGAGGAGATCACATGAATAACGGTGGAATGATCTTGTTTTTATGTTTGTTAGCAGCAGCTCACGTTGGTATACTTGTCTGGATGTGGTTAGGAGCGTTGTCATGAAGTTTAAGACACCGTATGAGCAGGGAAAGTGTGATTGTCATTATCGAAGATATGATCGAAATAGAGCTTGCTGGAATGAGAAAGAACGTATAGAATATGATAAAGGTTGGGAATACGGTGAAAAACTCAACTATTTTTTTGATGATAACGAAATTTATGATAAGGATGATTTCTAATGAAAAATAAAACACCATTTCAATGCGGTCAAGAAGACGCTTTTTTTAACTTAGCAAGAAGACCTAGAATGGTTATCGATGGTCGTGTAATTAAGTTGGTTCAGTCGCAAGAAGAATTAGTAGCTCAATATGAAGCTGGTAGATTAGACGCAGATGAGTTTTATGCTTCTGATAAGAAAAAACTAACTAGAAGAACTGTTGTCTTTAAAGAAGGCGATGGAACAAAAATAGAGTTGTTTGATGATGTTTTAGATGGTAAAATGTCATCAGAAAGCGTTGTTGATCTTTTAAACAAAGGAACAAAAAAATGAGATGTAAGTCTTGCAATGAATCACTTACAGATTTTGAAGCTACTAGAAAAACAGCAGAAACTAAAGAATACATAGAGCTTTGTAATTCGTGTTTTGAAACAGCAGATAATACTGGATTGATTCTTGAAAGATTAGATTTAATGGAAATAGCAGACGATAAGCCAGGTCTTGAGTTTGAAGAGTTGTACGAGACTGATTTTAATATTGATGGGATACCTGATGTCTCATCTTACGACACTTAAAGGGAAAATTATGGATGATGAATTTTACGATGTAGATGGACATGACGATGGTCAACAGTTTGCTGACAGTGAGGAAGAAGCTCATTTTCATGCAGTGATTTCAGAGTTTTTAGAACTGTTGGATATTTACTCTCCACAGTTTGTGATGATGACATTGTTAGCTTTAATGCAAGAAAAAGAAATTACTCTAAATAGTATTAATTAATAATTTATATTTAGAACAATTTAAAACAACTAAGTACAATAGCATATTTTAAAGGACTTGTCTAATGGGAATTCAATTAAAAGCACATCAACCGTGTCCAGACTGCGAATCGTCAGATGCTTTGGCTGTCTATGACTGGGGAACTAAGTGTTATGCTTGTGATAGAGTGACTACAAATGAGCAGTCACAATTTAACAAAAAGGCGAATATGACATTAATATCAACTAATCAAAAAGAGCAACCAAAAACTTTACAACATCCACAAGACGGTACATTTAATTCCGTTTCTGAAAGAGGAATTAGCAGAGCAACAATGGAGTCTTATGGCGTAAAGAAAGATGATAAATATTATTGGTTTCCTTATCATGACAAAAATGGTAGTATTGTTGCATACAAAAAAAGAAGAATTGACGATAAACAATTTAGCACTACCGGTAACTGGAAAGAAGCTCAGTTGTTTGGTCAAAATATGTTTTCTAAAGGTAGCAAATATGTCACTTTAGTTGAAGGTGAATTTGATGCGTTAGCTGCGTTTCAAATGCTAGGTAGCAAATTTCCTGTTTTGTCAATTAGAAACGGAGCTGCTAGTGCTGCTACTGATGTTAGATCACAATATAAGTGGCTAGATAGTTTTGAAAACGTAGTTATTTTTATGGATAATGACGAGCAAGGCCAATCTGCTGCTGAGGCTATTACTCAAGTTTTAGGATCTAAAGTTAAGATTTTAAAACCTACTGTCGATTACAAAGATGCTTGTGATTATTTATCCAGAGGCGATGAAAAAACATTTATGGATACTTGGTGGAGAGCAGAACGATATATTCCAGCTGGCATTGTAAGTGGCTCTTCATTGAAAGAAGATGTATTAAATCGACCAGAAGAAGCTAAAGTTAGATATCCATTTGATGCTTTAGATACATTAACTCTTGGAATACGAGATACTGAGCTTGTTACAATTACAGCAGGGTCTGGGTTAGGTAAATCACAGTTTGTTAGAGAGCTTGTTTACAGTATTTTTAATCAAACTACTGACAATCTTGGAATTATGTTTCTTGAAGAAAGCACAGATCGAACAGCAAGATCATTGATGTCATTACATTTAAATAAACCAATACATATTCCTGGAACAGAGGTGACTGATGAAGAACTTAAAGATGCTTATGACGCTTTACTTAAAGACGATAGGATTTATTTTTACGATCATTTTGGATCTAACGACATTAATTCTATTGTTAATAATGTTCGATTCCTTGCAAAAGGTTTGAACTGTCGATATGTGTTTTTGGACCACGTATCCATAGTAGTCTCAGCGCAATCTAATAGCGATGAACGTAAGGCTATTGATGAAATAATGACAAAATTGCGAATGCTTACACAAGAAACTGGCATATCTTTGTTCTTAGTATCACATTTAAAGCGACCAGACGGAAAGGGTTTTGAAGATGGTGCTCAAGTTTCTATATCAGCTTTACGAGGATCAGCTTCGATAGCTCAGTTATCTGATGTTGTTATTGGCTTAGAGCGTTCTAGTCAAGATCCTGATCCTATCGAGCGAAACACTACAACAGTCAGAGTATTGAAAAATCGTTACTCTGGTCAAGTTGGTCCTGCCGGTAAATTGCTATACGATTTAAAGTATGGTAGAATGTGTCAACGTCTTGATGAAGAAGATGATTTATAAATTAACAGGAGAATTATTATGATAAAAGATTTATTTGATACAGATGAGCCAAAAGAAATTGTTAAGAGCTTTACAATAAATGATTCAACTCGTAATGATTACGTTAAAAAAATGTATGACATTAGTTTTGATGAAGTTGTTGATACTTTTCCAATTGACTTTAGTATTGATTTTAACTGGAATGTTGGTCTGATTGTTGGCCAAAGTGGAACAGGAAAAACAACAATTGCTAAAGAAAAATTTAAAAACTTTCATTTGTTTGACAAGCATCATTGGGATTATACAAAATCTGTTGTTGATAATTTTCATCAAGATTTAGAATCAAAGAAAATAATAGAGTCTTTAACTAAAGTTGGTTTCAGCAGTCCTTTAAATTGGCTGAAGCCATATCATCTTTTATCGAATGGTCAAAAAATGCGAGTTGATCTAGCAAGACTACTTTTAGAGAAAGACGAGCCTGTTATTTTTGATGAGTTTACAAGTGTTGTAGATAGAGATGTTGCAAAAGTTACTTCTCTCGCTGTGAGTGATTTCATAAGAAAAAACAATTATCAATTCATAGCTGTATCATGTCATCATGACATTGAAGAATGGTTAATGCCTGATTGGATTTACAACACAGACACAAAACAATTTTCTCGGAGGTCACTTTGGCGAAGACCTAACATTGACTTTAAGCTCAGAGAAGCCACAGTTGACGAGTGGAGAAATTTTGCAAATTATCACTATCTAACTCATAAGATACAAAAAGGCAGTAAATGTTATGCTTTAGAATATAAAAACTATACTATTGGGTTTGTGGCGATGTCTCATTTTCCTCATCCAAAAGTAGCCAATTTTAAGAAAGTACATCGAATGGTAGTTTTACCTGATTTTCAAGGAATCGGCATAGGCAAAAAATTACTTAATGCAGTAGCTGAGATTTTTCATAAACAAGGTTTTAGAGTTTTAATAACCACTGGCGCATTAAGTTTTATTAATAGTTTAGACTATACTAATGAATGGACATTGACCAGAAAACTAGGTAAAGTAGGTGAATCTAAGGGAGTATTAAAAGGTTCTACATCTAAGAATAGAGAGACTGCTAGTTTTGAATATAAAAAAGAATTAGCCGTTTCTAAAACTTTAGAACAAGTTCGACAAGAAAGGAGTGTTGCTTGAGAAAAATAATTATTGATGTTGAAACTGATAAAACAGCCAGTCAGATCTGGTGTGCTGTAACTAAAGACTTAACTAATCAGGAGGTAAATGTATGGACGGAAGCAAGCGAGTTACGAAAGTATCTAAGACCCACAGATATCTTGATTGGCCACAATATAATCGGGTTCGATGCTCCAGTTTTAAAGAAGCACTGGAATTTGAATATCGACTCAAGCCAGTTGCAAGACACCTTAATAATGTCAAGGCTACACAACCCAGTTCTAGAAAACGGACACTCGCTAAAATCATGGGGACTACGATTAGGAAAGCACAAAGGAGATTTCACAGATTTCGATGGAGGTCTGTGTGATGAGATGGTTGAATATTGCATCCAAGATGTTAACGTCACTGAGACATTATACGAAAATCTTGTGTCTGATTTATTGGACTGGGGTGAGTCAGTTTATATTGAGCATCAGGTGGCCAAAATTATTAATCTTCAAGAAGAAGCAGGATTCAAACTTGATGTTAAGAAAGCAATGTTCCTTCTTACAGATTGGAGGAAAAGACTGGCAGAAATTGAAGAAGAATTACAAACAGTTTTCAAACCTATTGTAACTGAGCGACACAGCGAGAAGACGGGCAAACGTCTTAAAGATAAAGTAGAAGTGTTCAATCCAGGTAGTCGTAAGCAGATAGCTGAACGTCTTATGGCTCTTGGATGGACTCCTACCAAGCACACAGAGAAAGGATCGGTGATCGTTGATGAGAGTGTGTTGGCAACTATTGACAGACCTGAAGCTAGATTATTTGAAGAATACTTACTCTTACAAAAACGAATTACTCAAGTTGAGAAATGGATAGATCATGCTGATAACTCTAACAGAGTCCATGGGCAAGTTATCACTAACAAAACGATAACTGGCCGAATGGCCCATAGCAAACCAAATATGGCTCAAGTGCCAAACTTAGGAAGCAAGTATGGAAAAGAATGCAGAGAGTGTTGGACTGTTGATGATGGTAATGTTTTAGTTGGTGTGGATGCCTCTGGTTTAGAACTTAGAATGTTAGCTCACTACACAAAAGATATCGATTACATTAAAGAAGTTTGTGAAGGTGATGTACACACGGCCAATATGAAAGCTGCTGGTCTGTCTGATCGAAATTTAGCTAAAACTATGATTTATGCTCTCTTGTACGGTTGCAGTTCTGCCAAGATGGGAATCATTTTAGGAATATCTGAGAAAGAAGGAGGCAAAGTTATAAAAAGATTTTTAGATAACACACCATCAATTAAAGAGCTTAGAGAAAAAGTAGATCGATTAGCTCAAAAAGGTTGGCTTCCTGGTCTTGACGGAAGAAGATTACAGATCAGACATCAACACGCTGCTCTCAATACTTTACTGCAATCTGCAGGGTCCATTGTCATGAAAAAGGCTTTAATTCTTATGACAAATAAGATTGACTGTGATAGACTACACGGCTCTTTTGTAGCTAATGTGCATGATGAGTTTCAAATAGAGACAACAAAAGAATTTGCTGAGTCTGTAGGTCAAGCAGGCGTACAAGCAATTCAAGAAGCAGGACTTTCTTTCGGGCTTCGCTGCCCACTCGATGGAGAGTACAAAGTAGGAATAAATTGGGCAGAAACACATTAAAAGGATTGTATGGCTAATTTAAAACCAATTGTAGTAGAAGCAGATATTATGTGGGCAGCTTTAGATACTCCAAATGAAATGAGTGGTAAGTATCAAGTTGACTTGTGTAATTTATCTAAAGAATCAATTGATGCACTAGAGTCTATGGGTGTAGTTGTAAAGAAAAAAGAAGATAAAGGATTTTTTATTACAGCTAAGTCCAGAAACTATCCGATTAAAGCAGAGCTTTCTGACGGAACACCAGTTACTTGTAAAATTAAAAATGGTTCTAAAGGCATTGCTACCGTTAAACCTTATGCTTGGAGCTGGAAGAATAAGACTGGTGTAGGTACAGGAATTAATAAATTAGTTATTACTGATTTAATTGAATACACTGAACCATCACCCTCAAATGATCTTTAATTATGCCTAAATCGATGAAGAATGTACGCGCTCTCATCGATGGAGATATTCTGGTCTATAGAATTGGTTTTAGTGTTGATGATCCAGAAGAAGAACGATTTGCTCTTTCTCGTATGGGAAATTTTTTAGACTTTCTAATTCGATATAAAGGCATTTGTTCTTATCAAGGTTACTTGACAGGAAAATCTAACTATAGATCAGAAATTTCCTCCACTTATAAACAGAATAGAAAAGACGTAAGAAGACCTATTCATTACGATTCCTTGCGTGACTACTTAGTTACAAAGTGGGATTTTAAAGTTAGTGATAATCAAGAAGCTGATGATGCTATAGGCATAGACGTATATAATTCTCCAGAAGACAGCACTTGTGTCATGTCTATAGACAAAGATTTAAATATGTTGCGAGGCTGGCATTATAATTTTGTCAAAGAAATTTTGTACTATGTTACTGAACAAGAAGCTATAAAAAACTTTTACACTCAGATTCTAACTGGAGATAGAGTTGATAACATAGCTGGTCTTAAAGGCATCGGTCCAGTCAAAGCTAAAAAGATTTTAAGCAATTGTAATACTGAAGAAAGTTTGTTTAAAGCTGTTCTTAATAAGTATGACAATAACATTGAGACATTAACTGAACGTGCGAGGTTGTTATGGATAAGAAGACAAGAGAATCAATTATGGAAACCGCCAAACATTTTACAATAGCTTATGTTCAATGGGTCGATGCTGTGTCTGATAGTGGGTGGGAAACAGATGTCAAAGTAGATGTACATCCATGTTTAAGTATAGGATTTATAGTTGATGAAACATCAGATGCTATTTGTCTTGCTGCTGTGATATCTCATGACCAGTCTAACTCTAGAATACACATACCGAAACAATGGATTAAAAGTATTAAGAAAGTAAGGTTAGATAAATTTTTAGATTTAAGGAGAAGCGCATCAAAACCCAAAGTGCAAAAGCAAAAGGTAGAAAACTTCAACAATGGTTCAGAGATCAAATCCTCGAACTCTTTTCCTTTTCCAAAGACGATGTAAGATCTACGAGTATGGGTGCAGGAGGAGAGGATATATTATTCTCTCAAAAAGCAGGAGATCAGTTAGGTATTTCTGTTGAGTGTAAATCAAGAGAGTCTATGGCTGTCTATGCTTTTTACTCTCAAGCTGCTGATAACTGTCCTGAAGGTAGACAGCCAGTAGTCGTTGTAAAACAGAATCACTCTAAGCCTCTAGCTGTCATCGATGCAGAATATTATGTTAAACTATTAAAGGGAACCAATGAGACACTTGATAATTCCTGACACACAATGCAAACCTAATCATTCATTTGAGCATTTAGAATGGGCTGGTAAGTACGCTGTCAAGACCAAGCCAGAAGTTATTGTTCATCTTGGCGATCATTGGGATATGCCTAGCCTTTCTTTTTATGATGTTGGTAAAAAAGCATTTGAAGGAAGAACATACAATGATGACATTCAAGCGGGAAACAAAGCTATGGATGTATTTATGAAACCTATTATTAATGAACAGAAGAAACAGAAAGCAAACAAAAAGAAAGTATGGAAACCCAAAAAAATATTTCTGATTGGTAATCATGAACAGCGTATTGAGAGAGCTATAGAGTCAGATCGAAAACTAGAAGGGTTAATTGGTTACAATGATTTTAATCTAAAAAAATATAATTGGGAAGTACATGATTTTCTTTCTGTTCCTGTTGTAAATGGCATAGCTTACAGTCATTACTTTACGTCTGGTGTCATGGGAAGGCCCGTTAGTAATCCTAATCTTTTATTACAAAAGAAACACATGAGTTGCATAATGGGTCATGTTCAAGACAGAGCTATAGCATTTAGTAAGAAAGCGGATGGCAAAAGCATAACTGGTATTTTTGCTGGTATTTTTTATCAACATGATGAAGACTATCTAACTCCTCAAACTAATGGTAGTTGGTCTGGTATCTGGATGCTTAATGAGGTAAACGATGGTAGCTTTGATGAGATGCCCGTATCAATTAATTACTTGAGAAAACAATATGGAAATTAAAAAGGTGCTACAAACCAGAGCAGGCACATACGGTGAATACAGAGACGTTAGTCAGATCAGTCAGGACATAAAGAAAGTAATTAAGAACTCTCGTAATTACCCTCTTATGCCTGCTTATATGTTAGAGTCTCTTGAGTTAATAGCAAACAAGTTAGCTAGAATACTTAACGGAGATCCGCTGTATGATGATTCATGGAGGGACATATCAGGATACTGTACTCTGGTATTGATGGAGATAGAAGACATGGAGAATCAAGTTGACTCTGACACTTGCTGAATTAAAAGAAAAATTAATTCGATTTGATGAATTAGTTTTAATAGAATTATTAGATTTAACATCTGAAGATTTATTAGATAGATTTGAAGATGTTGTAGAAAACAAGTTTGATAAACTTATAAAGGAAATAGAATGATGATGGATTTTTATCAGCAGTACATTGCTAAATCGAGATACTGTAGATTCGTAGAAGATACTGGTCGTAGAGAAGATTGGTTTGACACAGTAGATCGATACATGGACTTCATGAAGAAGCATCTGGAGACTAAGCATAAGTACATTCTGCCTATGGAGACAGATTCAGAGCTTCGTGAAGCCATAAAGAATCTAGAGATAGTTCCGTCTATGCGTTCTATCATGACAGCAGGGAAAGCTCTTGAGAGAGATAACACGGCAGGTTATAACTGTAGCTATCTGCCTGTCGATGATCCTAAATGCTTTGATGAGGCTATGTATATTCTGCTGTGTGGTACTGGTGTAGGTTTTAGTGTCGAACACAAGTACGTTAATAAACTACCTGAGATACCAGAAAAGATGTTTAAGTCTGACTCTACCGTTGTTGTATCTGACAGTAAAGAAGGCTGGGCTAAAGCACTGCGTCAAGTCATAGCACTACTGTACTCCGGTGAGATACCGAAATGGGATCTAAGAAAGATCAGACCTGCTGGTGCAAGACTCAAGACTTTTGGCGGCAGAGCTAGTGGGCCTGAACCACTCAATGAACTCTTTGAGTTTGTTATTCGTAAGTTTCAGAGTGCAGCAGGACGTAAGCTAAACACACTAGAATGCCACGACATTATGTGCAAAGTAGCTGAGGTAGTGGTAGTAGGTGGTGTGCGTAGGTCAGCTATGATCTCACTGTCTGATCTTGAGGATGACAAGATGCGTCACGCTAAGACAGGTCAATGGTGGACTGATAATCCACAGCGAGCGTTAGCTAACAACTCTGCTGTTTATATTACTAAGCCTGACGTAGGTCAGTACATGAACGAGTGGACTAGCTTATATCATAGCCATAGCGGTGAGCGTGGTATCTTCAACAGAGAAGCAGCCATCAACCAAGCTAAGAAGAATGATAGACGAGATACTGAACAAGAGTTTGGTACTAATCCTTGCTCTGAAATTATTCTTAGACCATATCAGTTCTGTAACTTATCTGAAGTAGTGGTTAGAGAAGGTGACTCGATGTATGATCTTGAACGTAAGGTTGAACTAGCTACGATACTTGGTACATTACAATCAACGATGACACACTTCCCTTATCTTAGAAAAATATGGCAAAAAAATACTGAGGAAGAAAGATTACTGGGTGTATCACTGACTGGTATTCTTGACAATAAATTATTAGGAGATACTATTGAGCAAACTAAAACATTACTTGAAAGACTCAAAGACGTTTCAGTTGCTACGAACCTACAGCTATCCACTGCTCTTGATATCCCTTCTTCTACTGCCATCACTTGTGTTAAGCCTAGCGGCACTGTTAGTCAGCTTGTTGATTCTGCCAGTGGTATTCATCCAAGACATTCTAAGTACTATATCCGTAGGGTACGAGGCGATAAGAAAGATCCTCTATCCACGTTCATGAC